TTACCGTTGGTTTCGTAGTGTGTACCTGCATTGGATGCACCACCTTGACCTGAATACTTAACCATATCAGGTACAATAACAAAGCGGAAATCACCAATACGACCACGTTCACCATTCAGTACAGTTGTACCTGCAGCGTAAGATTCAACAGGATTCCATGCAGGATTACTATGTAAATCTTCCATTGCTTCTAATGTAGGAATCAACTCAGAACCACAGTAAGCAACACGACAAGCAGGGATAACTTTAGTATCAATTAAGCGAGTACCTGTGATAATGGTTGTCTGTTTAGGACAACGGTTGTTATCAAGGTCAATACTTAATTGCTGTAAGTCTTTGTATGTTAAGGTATCACTTTCATCTAATGTAGCATTGGTTGTCGCATTACCTGTGTAGCGGATAACACCTGCATTAGTAATCAAGTCAACCATTAAGGCATCTTCAGTGATCTTCATAGCAGCATTTAATGTTTCACGGTTTAAGTGCATCATTAAATCTGCATCAGTATCAAAGTTCAAAGAATCTTTAGAGTACTGACTGAAGAAACCAAAGTTTTCAAATGTACCTTCTAAGTCTTTACGCTTAAAGCCAACACGGTTAACTTTACCTGCATTTTCACTTAACAATGGCAATTTACTTGGAATGTAACCAATGTCTTTAGAAGAACCATACAAGTTACCTGAAGCTTGGTTAGCCTGTGCGCCTAAGTTTAATGCTAATACAGCATTTTTCTTAGTGGTATTTGAGTACTTAACGGTTAAAGAGCCTGTCAAAGTGATAGTAGCAAAACCAGTACCACCACTATCATCGTCACCTGCTGTTGCTAATGTACGTGCAGACCCATTGTTATCAATGTTGTCATTGATAGCTGAAGCAGCAGTACCTTTAGAAGCATTAGCAACTTTTAAAGAAGCACTTGGCCAACGAACATACCAGTTGCTACTATCAATCGTAACACCTGCAGCATCAATACCTTGATCGTTAATGTTCTGTGCATCAAGCAAAGGAATGTAATGGTACTTCTTAATGGTTTTACCCATGTTCTTAGGCATAGAAGTTACATCAGCTAACTGACCAAAGAACTGCTCACGGCGAGCTTCAATAAGGGCAACACGATCCCAATAGTGAGTATTAAACTGAGTACCAACACTGGAAGGGGTTGAAGGGGGAGCATTATATTGTTGAGTCATGGCAATTTACTCTTAGCGTAAGCCTTGTGAAGCAAGTTGTTTTAAAAACTCATCATCACTTAAGGCATGGGAATTAATAGGTTGATTTACTACTGTTTCTTTTACTGCACGAGGAGGTGCAGCACTTTTACGCTGATTATTGACTTGCTGTTGTTGGGAAGTTCCTACAGGTTTTACAGGCTGTTGTGGAGCTACAACTACTGGTGTAGGTTGACTACCTACTTGTTGCAATCTACGCTCAACTTCAACGTATGCCTCTAAATCACTTAAACCAACAAGACGACCTAAAGCACGTTCATACTGCACAACACTATCAATCTTAGCAAATGTACCATCAGCCATTTGAGCATCAATGATACGTAGTAACTGAGGATGTTCAGCAATCATATTACGACTACTATCATCCCACTGATTACCAACAACTTGGATTGTTTGATTAAATACAGGTGAACTTACTTTTAACTCTTCAAGGGTAGCTTCTAAAGCTTCATTAATATGTGGTGCTTGAGGTGCATTAGGAACATACTTATCTGCTTCATCAACATCTAAACCATAAATATCTACACCACTCTCTTTAACGATCTTGGCAATAGCTTCAGGTTTCTTTTGTTTTAACTCAATTAAAAGACCTAAGTCTTCCTGAGTAATACCATGTTGATTTAATAAAGCATTAAGCTGTTTGATAGGCTTTAACTCTGTCATGTTCTTAACATAGTTCAAACCTTTCTGCGCTAAGCTAATCATATCTTCAGGTTTAGTAATCTGAATCTCACGACCATTGGCCTTGAAAGGCTTAGTCATTTGTTCATAGAACTCCCTATAATTAACCTCTTGAGTTTCAGGTTTATTTGTATCTTGTGGCACTCCTTCAGTACCTTTAGCCTCTTCAGCAGGTACTCCTGTAGGGGTAGCAGGAACTTCTTCAACTGTGGTTTCTGCAGGAACACTTTTTACTTCTTTTGCTTCAGGTGTTTCAGCAGCTTGCTCAGTAGGAATAGGCTCTGTTACTGGTGATGTAGCAACAGCACTTAAGAAATCCTCATCAGACATTGCTGCCAATGTTGTATCATTGGAGGTGTCTTGTTGTGTGGTTTCTTGCGTCATTATCAGCCCTCTTGGTTGTGTAAATAAGTCTGAGCTTCTGTAATATGCAGATTGGCTTCAGTACCTTTTACGTTTAGGTCATGTAAGTACTTCTTCAAATAGCTAATTGCATTTAACTCTGATAGCACAGCATCATATTCAGCACTTGGCTTTGACAAATAAGCCAAGCGAGCAACTAGAGTATTAACTTGTTGCGTAAACAAGTTATCTTCAAAGACTGCTTTAAATGAGGGGAGGAGAGTTAATTGCTTAACTGCCTCCCCTAATTCAGCCTCTTTACGATGTTGGGCTATTAAGCCATATACAGTGTTATCCATTTAATTAAGCACTTACGCAATTAAGTAAGTAAATTAAATAGGATTTTTAACAGTCTGTCTAGTGCCTTGCAGTTCAGCATCAGCCATACTCTTTAATAAATCGCTATTATGTTGAAACTTTTGTGCTTCTTTAGCTTGGTTTCCTTTAACTACCTCTAAGTCTAGTTGACCTTGATTAGCTAAATCTTGTTTCTCAAGCTCTCTAATATGTGACTCTCCAGTTTGATCTTGAACAAACTTTTGAGTTTTTAAATCAGCATCACCTTGTAAAACTTGCGCTCTTGCTTGTTCTACCCCTACCTTAGCACCTTGTACCTGAGACTTAGCCATAGCCTCTTGAGCTTCAGCTTGTAGTTTAGCAATCTCTGCCTGTAGCTTAGCAATCTCAAGTTGCTGTAATTGCTGCTGCATAGGGTCAGGTTGTGGTTTGTAATTTTCAATCTTGAAAGCCAATTCAGGCATTTTCTTTAATCTTGCAATCTCAGACAAAATAAGTTGAGTAAATTCCATGCCCATATTATTGCCAAGAGTCTGAAGCATAAAACCTAAATCCTGTGACTTGGCTTCATCTGCTTCTGCTGTTGAGATTGCTAAAGTTAAATCATATTCACCTGCCAAATCATCTGAACGTACAGGAACAAACTGACCATTAGTTAGACGGACAACCTCTTGCTCTGTAAGCCAAACAGCATTCATGGCCATGATCTTACGACCAATCTTTAACAAGCCATGAGCAAGCCTTCTAAGAATGCTCATCTCACGCTTACTGGCTGCATCCATTGCACTGCGTACACCTGCAGCCGTATCACCTAAACCTGAGCCACTTACCCCACTATTAGAGAATGCCTTAACACCCGATAAACTTTCTGCATCACTATTTTGTTGTTGGATTAACCACATAGCTGACTGAGGTATCTCAGGAAACGTATGTTGGTATATAGCTTGGGGATTATTAACAGGGTTATATTCGTAATCCAATCCCTTTCTAAATCGAATTAGATTAGTTGCATCTAGTAATCCTTTAGGTACACCTGTTTGACTATTAGCAGACTTACCTAATAAATCAATCACACCGCGAGTAACAGCACCAAGAATCTTTTGATTATCCTCAAGCAACTCAGCATCAGGGATACCACGTACATCTTCATCTTCAGGAATATACGGAATTAAAACAAATGGAGGCTTCTTATCAGGGAATGGATTCTCTTCTAAACGTATCAGTGTATTACCTACCCAACAAGCCAAAATAGGAGTTAAAGTATCATCACCTGTTACATCATAATAACCAAAGTACTCATATACCGTAACGCGCTTACGCGCTACATCCGAAAAGCTAAAGTGACTGTCATCTGTGTAAGTGTGGTAAGGACTTTTTTCTTCAAACATACCACGAGCAGCTATACCTAGATTTTTATATCTACCATCTGCTTTTAAATCAGCTAAACAACTGGTAAAGCTGTAAATAACAAACTTAGCTTTATCTATATCCCCTTCACACGTAGGGTCAACGTACAGATTACGCCCATTGCAAATCTCTAAAGTAGGTTTATTTATTTTAGGTTTCTTTTCAGTAACAGTCTTAGTACCTACCTGAATAGCCTGAATAGCTTCGTTGTTTTGTACACTAATACGCGCACTTTGCTGCACATCTAAAGGTAGAGTACTAAACGTATCAGGCTGTGTTTGCATTAACTCAATGTACTGGTTCAGTTCTTCTACCCTATCCATCGGATAGTACTGATAACTCCACTCAGGAACTTCTGTCTGTACTTCTACCTCTTCAAACATCCAACCTGTGCGAACAACTACTGTACCTTCTTTAACACACTTACGAACTAACTTATCAATAAAAGGTACTTTATCTAACTTGCACTCAAACTGGTAATTTAAAATTAACTCATTCTGTTTAGCTCTTGCAGTATCTTCCTGTGTCACTGCATTTACTTTAAACAAATCACGGGTAGATAAGAAAGGTTCAGACAATGAAGCACAACGCCATTCATACTGCTTACGAATAAGTTTAGGGTTAATCCTTGACTGTACTTTCTTATCTGTACTTTCAGGAATTGGTTTAATATTAAAAGCTTCATCCCACGTTTTTAACCGTGAAATATAAGAAGCATGGTCTGCCTGACATTCTTCAAAATCGCGCTTTAAATCAAGAACACTTGGCTCTTTTGCCCAATCAGTTAATTTAGTTACTAATTGCTTTTGCTCTTCTTGCTGTTCCATTAAACAAACCCTCTTTCAGAAAATAAATTTAGAGTTAACTCATTACCAACATCTAAACCAAGAGACTCTAATCTTTGACACTCAGCTTCGTACTGTTGTAAGTAATTCATATCCATACTGTTACGGTTAGCATCAAAGCTAATACCTACAGGACTTGCAAAACGTGAGGCTACAAACAACATAAGTGCGTGTAAGTAAACATCAGGAAGCTCTACCTCAATATTTGTAGAATTAGTATAAACAACTTTAGCAGGTAAAGCTGAGTACTCAAGTGCGTAAGTACTTGCTGTAGGTTCTGTTTTAAACTTCATTAAGTTTGGTTTTAATAAAACTAATGAACCACTACCATCAAAAGAAATTTCAGTACCATCTGAAGAAGTAACAGTTAATATTTCTATTAAGTCCCCTGTGTATGTTGGGGTAGTTATGTAACCTGTAGGATTAGTATTACTTAAAACATTTGGAGCAGTAAGCTCATACGCAGTTATACTAGGGATAATTGCTACAGTAATAATACCTTTCTTAAGTTTGAACCTTGTGTAAAGCTTTACTAAACCAAGATTAATAGCATTCACTATTTTAGGTATCTTGGCTTCAACAATATCCCCATTCTCTACAAAGTTTAGATTGGCTAATTCACTTGAAGCCAATGAATCAAGTATCTCGCTTAGTTTCATATATCACCTAACAGAAGTAACTGGACGTGCTTTCAAAAGAATGTTCTACCTGTGCTGAACCCCATATACCATCTTTACCTGGTTTATATACATCTTCACTACTTGGCATCCATATAGGCATTAAAGCCAACATAGAAACAGTATCTAAAGCATCATCATGTTTAGATTTAAACCCACCTACAGTAGTCAATTTAAGCTCATCCATTAACTCATCTAAAGCAATGCTGCCTTTCTCTTCAACAGGAAAGAACATCTCACCCATCTTAAAGTAAGGCACTACTACGTTGAATCTTTGAAGCTTGGATGTTGTGGGTCTAATACCTGCTCGGCCTTCATTACCCTCTGAAGCCAATGAGAAGAATATGTTACGTCTAAGCATTTCTTGTTCAATCCAGTTAACAAATCCACCCTGCTGTCCTGAGACTTCAATACCTACAGACTGGGGGTTATATAACTGCACAAACCTAAATAGGTCATCAATATTCTTATCCATTGTTTGACGCTTACAGATACCATCAACCCAATACTTAAATCCTTTATTGTTAACTGCCCAAACACTAATAAAACTAAAATCACTAAACTGCTTTTCACTGGTAGCAAAGTCAGTCGTAATATAAAAATTAAAGTTAGCTCTTTTCTCTAGTAAAGTTTTTTTATAGTACCACTTAACATCAGTTTCGCTGATTAAGCGTGTATCATCGGAAAGAATCTGTAGCATCAATTCTTGATAGAATGAAGCCAATGCTCCCTGTAACTTAAGCTTTTCATACATCTTAGTAACGTAATCAAAGTTAAATCTGTCTTCCCATGAACCTCTAAACTCTTCGCGTGTACAAGGAAACTTCTCACAAATAGGATATACGTTAACAAGCCAAGCACCTGATTCAACAGCAATATACAAAGGGTCTGCTGCATTGAAGGGTGTACCATTCCAAATAATCTTTCTACGCTTAGGGTGTAAAGCAGCTTCTAAAGAACTATTGATATTGGTTTTAATGTTCTCTGTTTCAGTGGGACTACGTGCATCAGCATCCGTGATAATGTCATCAAGTAAAGCCAATACAGGACGACTACCATTTTCTCTCGTTCCTCTGATGTTCGTTTTTCCACCGTAAGCCGATACTACCAATGAGCTACCATCCTTACGTATAAACTCCCATCTAATATCTGTGAACTTAATTTCCTGTAAATACTGCTGTAAAAAATCAGAGTTATTAAACTTATACTCTAATGCTTTACGCATTTTCTTAACGCCACCATCAATGGTATCCCCCACAAAAATCATGTGGGGTATCTTCCCTAAATTGGGTAACTCACCATACAAAGCAATACGGTATATTAAATATTCAAGCGCACTGGTTTTAGCAAATCCACGATGGCATAGATTAATAATATCTTTGCCTTCAGTATTGATAAAACTATCAAATAACTTTAAATGTGCTGAAGGGGTGACGTTCTCAGTCATACCCCCATCTATTAACTTGATGAGATTAAGCATCTCTAAAGCAAAAGTACTGGGGACATAATTAGTATCATTGCCATATTTAACTTCTTTTAGGTAATCAACAACTTTCTTAGGTATTGGCATCGTCATGGTCGATAACCCTCACTAACTTTTGTTGAGCTAAATCCTTAACTTGTGTTACCCCTGCACTAATAAACTGCTTCTGCATTAAAGCCAATTCAGCTAAGTTTTGTTTTAAGTCATCCATTGCACTGTCTTTCTTTAAGCCAATATCCAACTCAACTTTAGTAACCTCAGGTGGCTTAAGATGTACTAATATACTGTTAGCTGCATCACTCTGCACTTTCTCACTCTTGGCATTAAGCATAAGGTATAACTGATGATTCAATGCTTTTTGATACATGTCTTGGTTTAATACCCAAGAAGGAATCATTGATTGTTCAAGGATTAAATTAACTAATTTGTTTTTATTATAAGCAGTCACAAAGGAAGAGATGTCTTTAGCATTCTTACCTGCTGACAACATGGCTTGATACTTATCAGGGAAAGTCTTTACATAAGCATCAATGTTACTTGCACCCATAATCTTATGACTGCAATACTTAATTGCATTAATGTAATCCTCCATCTTGAACTTACCTTCCCTCATCACATGAGCATAACCCAATAGATTATCTCGGTAAGTCTCATACATATCAGGATCACTAAGCGTCTGATTAATTTGATCTATAAGCTCTTGGCTTACACATGCTTTAAACTGATTAGGTACTACTTGTTTAAACTGTTCTGCTGTTAATAGAGTCATACAACCCCCTCTGAATACTTACTATAGTACTTACTTATTTAATTAAGTAAACAAGTACTTAATAGCTAAAGCCAATAAGCTAATTAATACCCCACCTAAACCAATAACAATAAGCGATAAAGGACAGGCTATACTTTCATAAGAACTACTACACAACATTAAAAAGCCAATAACTAAAACAATTAAACCAATAACTAAAGTAAGCATAATCACCCCTTAAACAGTATAAGCTAACTTCTTAATATCCCAAGACCTGTACCCCAGTACCCAAAAGTGTTTAGGGTAAACATAAACCCTAGAGTATTTAACAGTCTTACTCTTCTTTGGTTTGTCTAATGCTTTCCAAGCTTCAATATGTTCTGCAAAGTTATTAGTGATTAAGGCTGTAGGGTTAATCATATAAGTATGTAGTTTAACCTTACGCACTAACTCTTTTTGCTTTAACAAAGTATATGCTTTATTTGCTACACGTTTCTCTGTTTCGCTTAACGTGTCATAAGGAATGCGCGAGGTATTGGTAGAATTGTTTAAGTGCTTAAACATCATTTTCATAAACCATGCTTCAGGCTTACTTAAATCTAACAGTGTATTTATAAGTGGGTATGCTTGATACATTCTATTCTTCTCCCCATTACCTACCATACTAAAAGGAGGTTTATCAGTAGGCTTCTTAGGTGTTGGGACTTCTACCAATACTTTAGCACCTTGAGGAATATGCAACTGTTTATCATCTATTAAGTTTTCAATCAGACCTGTGACTGTTATACTCTGAGACATGGGTACTCCTATACTATGTTGACAAGTGTGGTAGCTGTAAGCATAGCATAAGAAACCAAAAGGATTACATATATTAAGTATGTAATCCTTTTTTATTTTACATATATTTTATATGTAATTATCAGTCGTAAGTTATTGTTTTATATAAGAACACGTTTGCAGATATATCTATCTACTTAAATACATACTTAATT